ATGATATTAAGTTTTTTTGGAAAGATGAAAAGGTTGAAAAGGTTGAAAAGGTTGAAAAGGTTGAAAAGGTTGAAAAGGTTGAAAAGGTTGAAAAGGTTGAAAAGGTTGAAAAAGATGAAAGAAGTATTAGGGTTTTTGGTAGTATTAGTATGAATGGGTATAAATGTGATTTATTGAAAAGTTGTATTATTAAATATATGAGAAGAGGTGAATTTGAAAAGGGAGTATATTTTTTAATGGAGTTGGATTTATTTAAAAATTTTATTGAAGTTAAAAATAATAAGGAAATTAATGGAGAGAGTTTGAGGAGTAATATGAGAAATAGAATATTAATTATGATGAGTGAAGATATTGGTTATGGAGATTGGAAATTATGGATGAAATGTAATTATTTTATGAAAAAATGGGAAGATAATAGATTAAATAATAATAATATTGATAGATTATATTTAATTAATTTATATAAATTATTTTGTGATAGTAAAAAAAGTAGAAATTGTAGTTTTATTAGAGGATTTTGGAAGATAGGGTATATTATTGATGGTGTTAGAAAAAAATATAAAAGTTATTATATTGGAATTGAGGATAATATTAAGGGTTATGGGAAAGAATATTATAAAAAGAATGATAGTGATGAATTGAAATTATTAATTGATGGTTTTGTTGAGATGTTAAAATTGGGAGATGATAGAGTTTTTTATTGGTTTTTTAAAATTTTTGATTATAATGGAAAAATAGGTAGTAGGGGAAGAAGAAGGAAAAGTATTTATGTTATTTGGGATATTTTGGAAAGAAATATTATTAAAGAAGATATTAAAAATTTAATTGAATTAAAGGATGTTGTTTTTAATTGGGTTGTTAATAATAATAATAGTAGAAATGAAAATTGGATGTGGATAGTATGTTTAATAAAATTTTATATTGGAAGAAATAGTTATAATTGGGAAGAAGTTGTAAATTATGATTTAGAAATTAATAATATTGATGAAATTGTTAATAAAAATATTAATTTTGAAAAAATAATTGTTGATGATTATTGTTTTGATATGCATGTGTTTGGTGGAGAAAAAGGTAAAAAAGGAAATGAAAAATTTTGGAAAGAAGGAAGTATAGTTTTTAATGAAGATGAAAATATAGTTGATGAATTGTATAAAAAAGTATATGGTGATATTAAGATGAAAAATTATTAAATAATTATTAAATAATTATTAACAATTATTGGCGAAAGCTAATTCATTACAATTATTAGTTAAACATTCAAATATGTCACTTCCGTTATTTACAGTATTCTCTATTGCCGTAAGTTGAGCTCCCGTAGGGGTACAGCCACAACTTAAAGCAATGTAGTATTTATTATTGCCTTTGTTTAATGCAACTTCAATACAATTTCCTTCTAATTTAGTTTTAAACTCACAATTTCCACATTCTGGAGGAAATATAAATCCAGGTATTTCGGGTATTTCAGATATTTCGGGTATTTCATCTGGAATACAATTAATATAATCTTTTACTTCGTCGCAGTATGGTGGTTTATTACATGTTTTGTAGTCTATATCTTTTAATTTAATACTGTCTAATATACCCAATTGTTTATCTGAAATTATACAGTTACAACTATTATTAAAATTATCTTTTCTTTCCAATACAGAATCAAATTCAAAATAATCGTTTTTAACACAGTCAGAACTTAAAAGTGAAAAAAAGTTACAATCTGTACACTCTGTACCTTTTTCAAATAAACATTTTGTAGAAATTTCGTCCATTTCAGGATAACAACCATTTTCTTTACAAATAGTCATATTATTATTATTACTGATCAGTTTGTTATATAAATTTACTTGTTCTTCAGTTGGTGTACACCCACAATAATCGGATATATACAATTTACTTAAAAAGTTTGTTGTATATCCGTCCAGTGAATCATCTATTTTACTATAAGAATTAACCATACAACCATCATCAAGTAAATCTATAAATTTACAATTAGTACAAGTACCGTTATTCATTTTAAAACAATCAAGTAAAAGTTGTTCCATTTCGGGAAGACAAATATTATTACCACAATATTTAATCTTTTCTGGTGTCATATTTTCTATAATTTTTAATTGATCTGTTGTAGGCTTACATATTATGTTTTCATAATCCTTCATTGAATTTGCAAATTGACAACTAGTACAATCACCGTCGATAGATATCGGTTCTGTGTCTATTATGTCAGGAATCGATAGTTTACTGTTATTTGGAGAAGTTTTAATAACAATTAGAACTATTCCGGCTATAAAAAGTAAAAATAAGAATATTATAATTTTCCATTTATGTGCTTCTATTATCTCAACAAATGTCATTACCATTTACAATACAAATATATTATTTCAAATTTTAATTCTTTGTATACATTAAATGGAACAGTTAGCTGACTATATCATATTACACAGATTAAATAAAGAAAAACATGGATACATGTATGATCTTGCAGTTGAATCTTATGATGATATTTATAATAATATAATGTCTAAAGGCAAAACAAAACTTAAAAGTATATTTTTAGGTGGTAACCCAGTAACTCTTGAAAAAAAAGATTTTCCTACTTTAGTAAAAAATGAGTATTCTGTTTCTACTAAAGCTGATGGTATTAGGTTCTTATTAATGATAGGAAATAAATCAGAGTATGATCAAAGACATTTATTTTTTATAGATAAAAATAAAGATTTTTGGATTTTGTTAAATAATGGTCAAGAACTTCCCAAAATAAACAATATACCCAATTGTTTAATTGACGGAGAACTATTACTTTGGGGTGATTTAGTTCAAAATCAAGATGTTATTCGTTTAACACCTTATAAAGAACGAAATGTAAAATCTAAACCTTTAATGGTTTTTTCCTGTTTTGATATTTTATACGGTCCAACAAATCCAGAATATGCACCAATTCAAAAATCCCAAACACCGAGAAATATACTTCCAACAGGAGGGGTAAACAATCATGTTCAGTTAGTACTTGGAAGTTCTGGAGCTTTTATGGGGCCTAAAGGGGGTTATAGGTGGCCTTGGAATAAAAGATACTCGGTGTTAACGACTATGTTAATGAATAAAGAATCAAGTTTATTTCAGTACAACCAAAATTTAAATAGTAGATTTAAAATAGCTTTATCACCGTTTGTAGACCTTAAAACAGTTTTGAAATCAAAAAATCCATATAATTACATGAAAATGGTTTTTGATAAAGGATTAAGATACCAAATTCCAGAAATTCCTACAAATTTAAGTAAAAAAACAGATGGTCTTATATTAACACCAACTAATACTGAATACTTGAAAGATAGTTGGACTTTTTGTGGTAATGATCAATTTAAATGGAAACCTAGTAATGAATTGACAGTTGATTTAAAAGTTGGTAAAAGTGTTAAAATTGAAATTATAACTGATTCAGGTGTAAATAAAATAAGTGCGCTAAAAGGGTATTCAAGAAGAGGTAAAAAATTAGTTCATGTTGGATTTATTATAATTGACGGTGACAATGATAGTAAAGGTAAAGTTGACGGTATTGTAGAATGTTTATGGTTGAATGATCCTGATAATCCTAATATTTTCCAATATAAAGCTGATAGACCTGATAAATTACAACCTAATGCAGAGAAAACAGTTGAAAGTGTTATTAATGCAATTAGAAACCCGTTTTCAATTAAGGCTTTACAAATTGTTTACAATGAAGGAATAGATAGATTAATTACGGCTTCTAAAACTAAAAAACTTCCTATTTATCTTAAAAGTGTACTAGAACAACTGAATAGTTCTTTTAAACTTAAATGTATACTTGATAGACACCCAGAGAAAATATTTACGGTTAAAGAGCTAGACTCTCTTAGAAAACTTATAGATAAAGCTAAAGAAACAGAAAATTCAGAACTGGAAGCAAGATTTAAATTTCCAGGATATTTATCAAAATTACCATATTATAATTGCATTGTCTCTAAATTAAGAGATTCTAATTACATTACCCCAACACCAGTAATTAAAGAGTATGGATTTAATAATTTTAGAGTTAGTAATGTTGTGCTAGGTGATTATAGGATAAAAGAGGAAAGTATTATTAAAACTAAAATAGATCAATTAACAATTAAACAAAATAATATTATGAAAATGTCAAACTATAATATTCATAGTATTGATACTGTATTGTCTGTAGAAACCCCAACTAATCAAAAAAGTAAAACACAAATGTATAGATATCAAATAAGATATGAAATAGATCCATTACCACTAAGTCCTTTGGGAAGAACACCGAGTGTTTTATGGAGAATTGATATTACTGAATATGGTGAATCTAGAAATAATTGGAATGAAGCTAAAACCAATTATGAAACTAATCCGCAAACACAAATAGAAATAGAGTATGCTCCTGGTGATCAGGAAAATTCAGTTTGGAGGTATTATGAAGATAATCCTTCACCACAAAATTTACTAAATATTGTGGACATATTTAATTTGGAAGTAAATGGCAATAATCCAGAATTAGTTAAAAAAGCTTTAGATTTGAGAGTTTTAAAACTCAAAGGTGTCCATACTAATTTTATATTGAAAGATTATTGTAGACTTGTTTTATGGATATTAAATATAATTTACAATTAAATGTATATTAAGATATATTAAGATAAACTAATAATAATGATCAAACAAAAAATTTTATGGTTTGGGGATATTGGAAGAAGAAACAGTTTTTCTAGAATTTCGGAAAGTGTAATTCCTCATTTATCTGAATTTTACGATGTTTATATTTTAGCACCTCCTAAAAATCTTATAATTGATGAATTAGTGATTACTGATTATAAAAAAATATTTCATATAGGAGACCCAAACTCATTAGGATTTAATTTTGAAACATTTAAAAAAATAGTTCCAAATGCACCAGAAAATCAATTAATGATGAAATATTCATTACTTCAGGCTGGTTTCATATGTGAAGATCAAAAAATAGATTGGTTAATTTTTCTTGGAGGTAATAATGTAATTGAGTGGTTTATGAGACTAATTAATCAAAAAAGAACTTGTATACCTTGTAAAATCGCAATTTGGACTCCTTTCGACTATATACCTGTTTTGAAGAATATAGAAAATATGTATAAAGCCGATAAATTAATAACTACAAATCCTATTATGCTAAATATTCTGAAATCATTAAAAGACTCAAGTAATTTGGACTGGATACATCATGGTATATCTCCTTGTTTTGTAAACGTGGGTAAAAAAAAAGCAGTTAAAGAATTAAATAAAATTGGTGACATGTTTTATAAATTTTCCAGTATTAGTGTTAAAGATAATATTATACTCAATGCTAACAATTTTGTTGAAAGGAAAAGATTAGACCTTACTATGGAAACTTTTATTATTTTATATAACGACACCTCATTTAAGAAAGTTAAATTATGGTTACATACTAATACTAAAGCTGAAGGATTTGATAAATTTTTAGAAAAGTATGAAAATTATATTAATACTGGACATGTAATAATTTCACATAATAATGCAACTTTGGAAATTGTAAATTGGATATATAATGCTTGTTCAGTAGGATTACAAACTAGTTCAGGTGAAGGTTGGAGTCTAACTAATTGTGAACATGAAATAGTAGGAAATATTCAAGTAGTACCTGACTTTTTAGCAACTAAATATAATTTTGAAAAAACTGGGATTTTAATTCCGGTTGTAGAAACCGAAACTAAAGATGAAATTGGGAATTCTATCACAATTGGTATAATTGATCCAGTTATAGCCGCTCACAAAGTTAAATTAGCAATAAACAAAAATGAGTATATTAAGTCAGATAAAGGAATTAATACTTGGGAAACTGCCGCTAAAAAATTACATAAAATATTATTAATTTCGTAAGAAATTAATTTAATTTCGGAACGAATATTAAAAGGACTTAAAAAAAAGACAAATATATAATTATAAAAGAAGGAATAAGAATTTATTAAATTAAGAATTTATTAAATTAATTAAAATGGCTAAAGTACAGACCTACAAGAATTTTGATTTTACCAAGATCGAATTTAGTTCTCCTCGTGAAGCTAAAAATGGATCTAAGACGGTAAATTTTATTTACCCCAACCAAGAGGAATGGTTTTTTCAATCTCCCAAATCTAAGGTTCCCTTCAATCCTTATGATACCAATTTCTGTATTACGGTAAATAATGACCTAGAGTCCAAACTTAAGGAACTGCAAGATATTATCGTTGCGGAAGGTGTAAAAAATAGTATGTCGTGGTTTGATGCAAACAAGACTGAAGCAGAGGTTCGTGATATTCTAGTCCCGTTGATGGCTGCCAGTAAAGGTGATTTTCCTCCTTTTCTACGTATTAATTTTACGAATGGTTGTGAGATTTATAATGCTGACGGAGAGATGGTAGATAAAGATGCAATTGTACAACGTTGCCAAGTTAGGGTAATTATTAGGTTTGTTAAACTCTATATTAAAGAGAAGGATGGGAAACTTGTAATGAGGTGCAATATTGACCTTACTCAAGCTCGTCTGTCGAATGACGACGCTAAACCTAGTAGTTATGCATTTGTAGAGTCGGACGAAGAATAAAAAAAATAATAAAATAATAAAAAAAATTAAAAAATTAAATAATTTAAATAGCAATATTTATGAATTAAAGAATTCATTTGAATCAATTCTTTAATGCGTAAAAAAGATAAAATTATTCTAATAATAATTGAATAAATAAGATGTCAGTTCTAATGCCCAATGAAGTAAAGCTAGACAATATTATCTATCATACACCAATTAAGGAAAAAGGTTACCATAAAAGTTTAATCACTTATGATGACGAATCAATACTTTTACAAACCCCGCCAGTTAGTCTAAATAATTTAGATAATGGTATTAATCTAACTCTTAATAGAAATAAGAAACATTCAGTGTTATACAATATGTTGAGATCACTAGAAGTTGGATCTAATAAAAGTATGTCTGAAAATTCTAAAGTATGGTTTGGAAAACACATACCCCTAGAGAAAATACAAACTATGTTTAAAAGTTGTCTTGTAAACCCAGAAACATTAAACGGAAGTTTTAACCTAAGACTTAAAAAAGATAAACAACTACAAATTTATAATTCAAAGAAACAAATAACTACGCTAGATGAACTAAAGAAGGGTGTTGAACTAATTTGTATTTTAAAAATTAACGGAATACTTTTTGGCAAGAATACAGCTAAAATTGACATAAGGGTAGTACAGGTTAGAGTTTGTCCAGAAATTCCCAAACTTCCCAAAGGATGTAATGTGATTGAATCAGATAATGAAGAATCTGGAAGTGATTATGATTCAGACATGGATGACTGTGATTTCAACGATATTAAAAATAATTACGGCGACAACGAAGACGAAGGTGAAACTACAAATGAGGTTAGAAATGAGGTTAGAAATGTAGATATTACTGTACCAACCACTGACAGGAAACAAAAGATTGTCGAACCACCAGCCCTTACAATTAAAACCCCAATTATAGAAAGAACACAAGATGAAGGTAACGACAAAGAAGAAGAACAAGAAGAAGAAAATGAGGTGTCAAAAGTATTAACGACTGTAATTGGCGATATTAAGCCTAAAAGTTCTAAAAGTTCTATTGTAGAAAACGAGTTTCAGGAAAGGTTGCTTTTACTAAGGAAAGAGATGAAAGATTGCGTAACAAACGGGGATTTGGACAGAATTGAAGAGATTGCTTGTGAAATTGTACAGTTAAAAAATTCGAATACTAATTGATTTCGAGAAAATATAGAAGAGATTGGTATAAATTTAAGACGCTAAAATACATGTCTTCGGCTAACGCATCATTAAAATCATTAGAACCAAAAAAAGGGTGACTGAAATCTATAAGCTTAACTATCACATTATTGTTGTCATGTGCTATTAAAATACTAGTTCCAATTAATGCGAATTTATTTTTGTTGAATAAATTTTTATACAACATATTTATAATTTTTTTTAAATTTGATAACAATTTATCAATTAACTTGGTGGAAGAATTTATTAATAACGATTTCCACAAGTTTGTTGGATTAATAGAGTGTCTTTTTATTTTAGAATTTACAAATTTATTATTTATTTTAAAATTAAGACCTTCTATTCTAAAACCTTCTTTAGAAGTAGTTGATAAATATTTATCCATTATATTATGTTTCTTATTTTTAATAATTCCGCTATCTATACTATATGCTGTTCTATGCCCTATTTTTAGATCAACAAATTTATAATCAGGTTTTAATTTCATAAATACATTTTCTATAATCATGTAATCATTCTTATTTTTTTTACACAACCCATAAAAATTTGGAAAAAATCTTTTTATTTCAGGACGGGTGGATAAATAATTGTAAAATTGTTTTTCTTTATTATTTAATAATTTTCCACAATATACAACACCTTCCGAATAGTGGTTTATAAATGCGTTCTTATGTCCACCCATGAATTTTTTATCAACACATTTTTTATATTTACGGTTTGGTGGTATATTGACGTTACAAGTTGCAACCATTTAATATTATTAAATATATTTATATAATAATATTTAATGCTTTTTAAAAAAAAATGTAAGTAATATACAATAATGAGTTTTAAATCAATTAGAGGTACGCCTGTTTATTCAGAAGGGTTGGGGTATTCTCCATCTACAGGTCCTGGCATAGGAGGTCCAATTATAGGACCAGGGAATTTTTACCAATACAACATTAATGATTTATTACCAACTAATAGAGGATTTGGTTTTGGAAAAAGTCATTATAATCCAGTTGCTTTCCCGAATTTGGGTGGGTTTGCTAATGAAATTGGTCCAGGTAACACACCAGGAGGTGAAGGAGGTGTAAATGGACCTTGGTTGTATACACAACCTTTAACTTACTTTAATTACTCTTTTGGAAAAAGTAAGAAAACAAAGAAGAGTAGAAAGAGAAGAAAGAGTAGAAAGAGTAGAAAGGGTAGAAAGAGTAGAAAGGGTAGAAAGAGTAAGAAAAGAGGTAAAAAGTAAGAAATTCTTTCAGAATTTTCGTTTTAAATTATTTAAAAAACTGAAATACATTATTATATTCAATGGGGTCTGAATCTAATAAAAATATAAAATATAGAAAATATAAAGAATTGTGTTTGTCAGGGGCTGCTAATAGAGGTATATCATATATAGGTGCATTACAATGTTTACAAGAGAATGATTTATTAGATATTAAAAAATTTGTAGGTGTTAGTATTGGTTCTTTAATTGGTTTTATGTATATTGCAGGCATGGATCCTATAACTATGATGGAACATATAATTGAACAAAACATGGAAGATTTTCAAGATTTTTCAATGGATCATATAATAAACGAAGGTTCTATTTTGAGAGGGGAAAAGTTTAGATTATGGGTTTTAAAACTACTAACAAAAGTTGTAGATCCTATGATATCATTCAGTTCTATGTATAAAAAAAATGGAATTGAAATTAATATTGTTGCAGTTTCATTAGATTCTGGTGAAGATGGGTTGGAAATTTTTAATCATTTAAATACACCAAATATGCCTATTTACTATGCTATTGTAGCTAGTATGACTGTGCCTTTTGTCTTTCCGCCTTTTGTTTATAATAATAAAAGGTATATAGACGGAGGTTTATTAAATAATTTTCCAATGGATCTATTGTCCAAAGATGCTATTGGGATTGAAGTTTCAAGTAAAGAGTTTGAAGCAGATTTAACTAACGTGACATATTTTTTAAAACTTACAAGTTTGGCTGCTGCAAGAATAAAAAAACTTACCAAATGTGAAGGAACCGTAATAACTATAAATGCTTCTGATTTTTTAAAAATTTCTTTTGATTCTTCAGTAGATAGTAAGGTTACATTATATAATAGAGGATATAATGCAACGTTAGAATTTATTAAATCTTTAAAACCGGTAAAAGAACCGGTAAAAGAACCAATTAAAGAACCAATTAAAGAATTGGTAAAAGAAGAATCAATTGAAGAATCGGCGGAAACAGTTAACTCATAATTTTTAAACTTTTCTTAAGTCTTTCAAATTTATTAGATGATTTTTTTTTAGTTCTATTTTCATAATTGGGGTCTAAATTTCTATGGCTTACTATTCCACAATATTCACTCCCAGATAAAGCTTTATTACTACAAGGTTGGCTTCCTTTTTTGGTTTTAGCTTTGCACATAGTAGTAGTAACTTGTTCTTTATTTTCTTTATTTTCTTTATTTTCGGGTTTTACATCATCTTCTACAACCTTTAGTTTGTTTGAATTAGATCTAAAAGAACGTTTATATTCTTCTTTCCTAGTTTGATAAGCAAGTCTTTTCGATTCAATAACCATTATTTTCTGAAATTTCTCCAATTTAGCGTCTTGTTTATCATTTTTAAAATGTAAATTTTTAGAAGTATTTGAAGTATTGGAAGTATTAAAGGATTTGGCTAAATTATTAAACGACGAATCGTTTTTATATTCTGAAATATCCAAAATAAGGTCATAAAATTGAGGGTGTTGTGCACCTGCACATTCTTCTGAACATATTTTTTGAAGAATAAAGGGTTTAGAATATTTAGTAATCTTTTTACACTTGCCGCATTTTCCACTATTATTACTAAAATTATAACTAGTAATGTTGTTTTCACTACACATATTATCTCTAATATCAATTTCTTTAGAATTATAAATGATCAAGTCTGGTTTTCCTATTTTTATAACACGGTAAGATAAATTTGTTTCAACAGATTTTTCATTTGCAATAAAATTAATATTTTCTATCCCTTTGCGAAATAGATATTTAGAAATTATATTATTTGTATATAAAATTGTTACATTTTCATTTACATTATTCAATACTAGTTGAATGTCAGATTCATTTTCTAAATTTAAATAGATTTTCTCGAATTCGGAAAACATTATATCTTATCTATTAAGTAAAATAATTTTTAAGTTATTTTAATATTTATATAAGTATTCGTTTTATTATATTTTTTAATCTATATATCTTATATAATGAATAGTTCAAGACGTGCAAGTAAAAAAGTTCCTATAATGACAAGAAGAGGTTCGACGATGACAAGTAGTAATAAAAGTTTAAGTAGTTTCAAAATGGATGATAAAATTCTTACCTATCTAGGAATTGCAATTTTAATAGTTCTATTTTTTACTTCAACTTGTTATTATAATGGAACAGGAGAAGGATTCACAAACAGAATTAAAGACGGATTTTCCAATGTTGTAAAAGTTATTGTACCTGGTAATAATAATTCATTAAAGGATTTGGACATTATTTATTTTATGTCTCCTGGATGCCCTTGGTGTAAAAAAATGAGCAAGGTATTAGAAGATGAAGGAGCCCTAAGTTTAATAACCGTAGTAGATGTTAATGATCCAGAAGGACAAAAATTAGCAGGACAAATGGGTGCTTCGGATAAAGGAATCCCAGCTTTTATATCCAAGAAAATGAAATCAGGTTCTGTTGGTTTTAAACCTAGTGTAGCCGAATTAATAAAATCTCTTACCAAAAGTAAACCATCACCCACACCAGAAACTCCCAAAATGGACCCTAATGACGCAGTAAACGCAGTTCAAGATTTACAAATTATTCTTTTCGCTTCACCATCGTGCGGTTGGTGTAATAAGATGAAGACTGAATTATCTGAAGTTGGAGTATTAGAAATGATTGAACTAGTTGACGTAAGTACAGAAAATGGACAAGCTACAGCTAAAGAATTATTAAAGGAAATGAGAGGTGTTCCAGCAACATATTCTAAAAAAACAGGTAAGAGTGTTGTTGGTTATAAACCATTAGCTGATATAATTGGAGGTTTAAGTTAAAAAAAAATTATTTAATATTAATATAAATGGTATTAACTCTAAAGAAGGAGTATAGACGCGATTCAAAACTAAGGGTTATAAAAAGTGAAGCGGAAAGTGATTCGTCCAATACAGCAGGTTTAGGATTAGCAGTTACACTTTCTTATTTTATAATTGTTTTTTATTCGTTATTTACTTCAATTCAAAAAACTTGTTCTAAAAGGTGTAAAATAGGTTCTGCTTTATTATCAAAGGGTACTAAATCATTTACCGTTTCTCAAGCAATGTTTTATTCTGAAAAGGGGGTTACATTCTTGTCGGCAATATTATTTGGGGTTTTAGGAACTAATATGTTGGTAAGAAAAAATTTTGCTCAACCTGAATTTAAGAGAATTTTCTGTTTTAATTTATTTGTGATGTTTCCAATTATTGCTATTATATTTACATTTATAGGACCAAATAATCCATGGCACTATCCATTCGTAACAATGATTTTTATAGGTGGGACAGTAACACAACTTTTTATTCTTAATTTATATGAAAAATATTTTGAAAATGAACCTATTTTAGATACGTATAAAAGTTTAGTATATACAATGTTTTTCTTTGTTTTTATTTTAATTTTAAGTTTAATAGGTTCTTTTATATTAAGTAAAAATGCAAAATCAAAAAACATTAAAACTCTAAGTTGGCTTTTTGATGATATATTAGCATCTTCAGAATATATACATCTTATTTTGTACGGTATTTTAATATATATATTTTCAACATTTGCTGCTCTTCCAGATACATTATAATATTAATATTAAATTTTAATATTTAATAATATTAATATGAAACAATTTAATAGTAAACAATTAGTTCAAACAAGTTCATCATCTGATTTGGGAATTACTATAATAGTTATTTATTCTATTATTTTCAGTTATACTTATATGAATTATTATTATAAAAAAAGAAAATCGTTTGGGTTTGCTATTTTAGATTATAAAAAAGGGTTTATGATATCAGACTCGTTTTATAATACTGAAAAATTTGGAACAAGTATAGCACTTTTAATGTTTAGTTTTGTTACTAGTTATATGTTATACAAACAGAATTTTACTAAATATACAATAGGTAATATTAATATAGGAATTATATTTTGTTTTTGGTTAATTTTTACAGGATTCATGTACGTAAACAGTAAATTATTATATACACATTCGTTCATGGGATTAATGATTTTTATTGGAGGACAAATATTTGCTTTAATTGCATTATTTTTATATAGCGGAAATTTTAAAGGAGATGATATTACCGAACTTACAACTTTAACTTATATATTAACTGTAATGTTTTTTATAAATATATCATTAATTGGAGTTAATGGATATATTAAATATAGGTCGCGAAACAAATTCGCAAAACGGCCCAAAATATCTAAAAGAAATTTAGGTCTAAGATTAATTAATGATATTATGGGATTATCTGGTATAACATATGTTGTTTTATTTGGAATGTTGTTATACACTATTTCAATATACCCAGCCTTACCAATTACATAAAAAAATATTTTTTAAAAATAAGTTTTTAAATATTTTAAAATCAATGTTACTATTACAATAATGACCTTTGATTTTAAATTATTAGAAGTTATAAATAGAATTCCACTATACGACACCTTTTTAAAATTAAATTCGGAACGAATTTTAAAACCAATGGAACATCCTAAATTATTTAAAGTCAAAGAACAAACTAGTGATTGTTCAGATAGTTGGATTTTAGCACCTATAGAAGTATTATCCTATCAGTTCAAAAAAGAATTAGATCCAGGTTTAGTTGTTTCGTGTTATGGACCTAAACATATAAGTGGATATTATAACAAATGGGGGTGTGGAGGAGATTCGGTTTATAATGCTCTTTCTTTTTTACATTTAAATGGAACTGTTATTGATAAAAGTACTCCTGGAGATTATAATCAACAATGTACAAGAACTCTTTTAAAAGATAAACAAGTTTATAAAATTAAAGATATAGTAAACGTTTCACCAATTTTAACAAAGATAGACGATAATGAAATTGAATTGGTTAAAAAAGGATTAGATATAGTTAAACAATATTTAACCTTATCACCATTAATAACAGGATTCATTGTTCAAGAATCTTTACTTTTGTTAAACAATGACGAAATTTATATAGGAAATAGTGATTCTAAAATTGTTGGATATCATTATGCTGTAATAGTTGGTTGGGGTACAAAAGGAGGTGTTGATTATTGGATTATAAAGAATAGTTGGGGAAAAGATTGGGGTAATGAAGGGTATTACAAACATGCAATGTTTCCTCATAATAAAATTAGTTGTCCAGGTGTTTCAATAAAAGGAAATCTTATTAAATCTATCCCGTTTAAAGACAAACAAAATATATTAGGAGGTGCTATTTATATTACTAAAGAAAATGGGTATAATGGTGAAATGAACATGAATAATTTGAAAAATATAATTCTTGTTCGTAACAAAGAAGAGTACCCACAATATGTTTGGATAGTTATGTTTATAGTTTTAATAATAATCTTTTTTAGATTTTTTCTTTAAAAGTTTTTTCTTTAAAGGTCATTTTACAAAACCCTTTTACAAGTAAATTCTTCCAACAACTCATCGCAAGATTTAAGCATATTTTGAGCTAAAGGGCATTTATCACACCCTTTTAAAAACACTTGAGTATCTTTCAAATAACGATACATCTTTTTCATTTTATCTCTACATTCTACAGGACAAGGGCAAACTTTAACGTCTTTACATTCGCAAGGGTCACATTCACAAGGGTCGCATTTACACACAGAATCCATTATTTATTAACGATTATAAAGATATTAATTATTAATAAATAACGAAAGAAATAATGGAAAAGTTAGAAGAATTTATCAGAAATCCAGTTGAATATGACTCTTCAAAAAGTTTAAAATTTCAAGCTATTTCTTGGTTTGGGAAAGATGTTGAATGTCAAGAAAGTGACGACAATAGCGACGACAATGGTACTAGTACTAGTAAAGAGTATCAGATTTTTGTTCATGGTGTTACTTTAAATGGAGATTCGGTTTGTCTTAGAATTATGAACTTTGTTTCATATTTTTATGTTAAAATCCCAGAAAAATACCAAAGCATGTGGAGTTTTGAACAAACTAAAATTTTTATTAACTATGTAAAATTTAGACTAAAGGGGTTCAAACAAAATTTAGTAGCAAATACATTAGTAGAAAAGATTGACGTTGAAGGATTTACAAACCTAAAAAAACAAAAATATATTAGATTGTGTTTTAATTCAGAAGAAGCTTTTTTAAAGGCAAAGTATCTGTTTGGTAAACCACTTAAGATAACACAACTAAGTCAAACAGAAATTAGATTTTGGCCCTATGAATCAAATGTTGATCATTTGGTAAGATTTTGTCATTTACGTGATATTAGAACAGCCGGATGGATTATAGTTAGAAAAGGTGATTATAGTCTAGAAGATGATCAAATTTCAAGTGTACAGATACAAGCTACTGTCCATTGGAAACAAGTACATCCATATTTGGTTGATGAAAAAGATTGTACCGACATTGCTCCTTTTAGAATTTTAAGTTGGGATATAGAGTGTCAAAGCTCTAGAGGGTTTCCAGAATTTCCCGATGCAAATATTAAAGGCGACATTATTTCCCAAATTGGGTGTAGTTTATGGATTTTCCGAAAACAGAAAATTAAATTTATATTAAGTTGCTTTGATTCTGACGACATTGATGAAGGAATTCTAATAATATGCAAAAATGAAAAAACACTTATAAAAAACTTCTGTAATCTAATTAGCAGTTTGGATCCTGATATTCTTACGGGGTATAATACGTGGGGTTTTGATGACAAGTTCCTTTGGAAAAGAATCGAGATCAATGGTATGCATGGGTATGCGAATAGATTATCAAGAATTGATGAAGTTGAGCCAGTGTTAATGGAAAGAAATTTGAATAGTGGTGCTTATGGGAATAATGAATTTAAGATTTTGGAATGTCCTGGAAGAGAGACTTTAGATTTAATTATGGCTATTAGACGAGATCATAAACTTGAATCCTATAAATTAGGTAATGTTGGTCTACACTTTAAACAGGGAACTAAAGTTAGTATGGTAGATAAAATAGGTAAAGAAGGTTGGAGTAGTTTGGGATTTACCGAAAAACAGATTAATGCAACTTTGGTAGATGATAAAAATTGGAAAATTAATGAATATGATATGATGTTTAGGATTCTAAATTCGAATAATAAAAGTTATATGAAAATAGTTTGTGATTACTGTATGCAAGACGCAGATCTTGTAATTAATCTAATGGACAAATTATGCGTAATTCCGAATAATATCGAAATGGCTAAAAGTACAAGAGTACCCATAAGTTGGCTTTTACTAAAGGGACAACAATGTAAGGTATTCAGTCAAATTGTTTATGAAGCAAGACTACGTGATTTTGTAGTTCCTGTACTAGACTATGATGATAAACCACAGATGAAGTTCAAAGGGGCGACAGTTTTGACCGCTCTTAGGGGTGCATATTTCGAACCTGTTGCGGGTCTTGATTTTAAGAGCTTGTATCCATCTATTATGATTGCATATAATATGTGTCATTCAACTTTAGTAAAAGACCCGAGATATTTGGGTATTAAAGGGGTAGAATACGAAACTATTGCTTGGCATGAAGAAGCGCATGAAGATGATAATACAAAAGAATGGGTAGAAGCGGCTGATTACTCTTTTACGTTTGTTCAAAATATTAAGGGATTACTGCCAGACATTTTAGATCTTTTGTGGAAGGACCGTAATGAAACAAAAATTGAAATGAAAGGTGAAATTAAGAAATGTTGTTCAGAACATAATAAGGGACCTTATGATGACTGTCCTGGTTGCCCTTATAGATTTAAAAATAAAGTTTTGAATGGTAAACAGTTAGCTATTAAAGTTACTATGAACTCTATTTATGGTTTTACTGGAGCCGGGAAAGGTATGTTACCTTGTAGACCTGTAGCTGCTAGTGTAACTGCTAAAGGAAGAGAAATGATTGCGCATACATCGAAGTTGGCACAGGAATCTTATAGTTGTACTACTTGTTATGGTGATTCAGTTCCGGGTTATCAAAAAGTTAAAGTGCAAGTTGGTGATAATATAGAAGATGTTGAAATTGGATTGTTGTATAGTAAATATTCTGAAATTGTACCAAGTATTGATTATGTTAATGGAGGAAGAGATAAAAATCAATTATTGGTATCAAATACTGACATTAATGCTTGGACTGCTAATGGATGGCAAAAACTTCAACGTATTATTAGACACAAAACAAAAAAAGAAATTTTTAAAGTAGTTACAGATAAAGGAGTAGTTTATGTTACTAAAGATCACAGTTTAATTGACATAAACGGAAATCAAATCAAACCAACAGATCTAGAAATTGGAAATAAGGTTATGTGGAAAATTATGGAGAAATAGGTAGTATTTTTAAATTTATTATGTAATACAATATTTAATAAAATACAATAATATTAAAATTAATAATATTGTATAATATTAATGGATCTAATACCAAAGATAATCCACCAAACTTGGAAAACAAACGAAATCCCAGAAAAATGGAAAGAACTTCAAAAGACTTGGAAACTCCCTAATTATAAATACATACTATGGACTGATCAAGATAATAGAAATTTAATAAAAAATAAGTTTCCTTGGTTTTTAAACCAATATGATAATTATGAATATCCAATACAAAGAGCAGATGTTATTAGACCATTTATTCTTTATGATCAAGGAGGGATTTATGTAGACCTTGATTTAGAATATTTAAATGATTTCTGGGAGGAATTAGATCAAGATAAAATTAATATACCCGAAAGTCCTTATTTTTATAATGAAAAAGTTCAAAATATTTTTATAGCTAGTAGAAAAGGACATCCCGGATTATTAGAAATAGTAGAATTGTTTAAAAAAATGAAGGATTATAAAAACACATCTTCGGATAAAACTGTATTAATGACTACAGGACCTAATATATATGATCAATTTATAATAAACAATAAAAATGTTAAAATTCTTAATAAAAAAAAGTGGAATCCTCCTGTTAAACGCAATATATATACTTTAAAATTAAAAAATCTTTTAAATAATAAAAAAGAAATAATTTATGATAATTTTGATGATAATGAAAATCTATTTATAAGACATCATAATTATTCTAGCTGGTCTCCTCCTACCTTCATCGGCAATTTAAATTACTTACATTTACTAATAATATCGCCATTTATTTTAACATTAATATATTTTATGATACTATTTTTTTATAAATTTATTATAGGCCGTTAGCAACACCTTTGTCACGTTTTAAGGGGGTTTTCCAATCGTTTCCGTAAAGTTTTATTAGATAAGGGTCTTTTGGAATTTTATAAATTTTATCTTTAATAACTATATTGTCTAAATCTTGAACATAAGGAACAATTGGATCACAAAGTTCCGAGCCGTATTTCCACGTAGTACAGTAAACTCCATTATCTATAAAATCTATATCAACTTTTTCATTTTTTCTTAAAATTACAATAAATAGCCCTTTGTCTGTATCAATTTTAGAAATTTCAAACCCTTTATTAATTAGAATTGGAAGAAGTTTAAAAACTTCATCTTTATATTTGTAATTAGTTGCTATATCAACATCATCATCCCAATCAATAAAATCATTATCTCTTTTAAACCCAAGAGCAGTCCCTTCGCTCAACCAGAATGGGATTTTAGCTTCAGAAAATACATTGTTAATAATTTCTAAATTTTCATAGCAAGTAATCTTATTTAGTTTATACATTCCACTTTTATGAAACTCTTTTATATAATGATCTTTTATTCCTGTTATTAATCTATAACTAATAATATCTTTTCCACTCCAGTGATAACAGGGTAAAACAATAATAAAAAAAATCAAAAAGTATATTAACAGTACAAGTAATTTATTTATAATATTTACTTTTGATTTTATTAAAAAACAAATAATAAAAATTAATCCAATTAGGAATAAATTAAAGAAAGTAACTCTATTCATTAATAAATGGAAATATATTAAAATATAAATATATTAAAAATGAAAATAGATTACAAAGGAAATTTAGAATGGAGTAACAATAGCAAACTATGTTGCGTTAAAAATGATTGGTTTGATAAACATTCTAAATTACACTTTATAAGCGGTTATTTATTAACCAATTTAGTATTATTTATTAATATAAAAAATTGTAAAATTTCCAATAAACGAATTTTTATAATATTTACTATTCTCTCCTTATTGCATATTCTTCAAGATTATTTAGAAAATGTAGAAATTAATGGTATTGTATATTCAATAGAAGTGATTTTACTAAAAATTTTTGAAGATAACATATTTAGTAAAGATAAAGATACTTTACAAAATTTTTTAGGAGATAATTTAAGCTTTATGTTTGGGTCGGGTTTAGTAATTTACCTGTTTAAAAGAAACAAACAAAATTTGTTAAATTATAAAGGTATGGTAGTATTAACAATAATTTTTCTAATTATCCAATTTACTATTTAAATTTACTATTTTAAAAATTCAGTAATCAAATTGTAATCCTCTATAGTATCAACTTCTACAGAATCAAACCCAGTAAAATCCATTACGGTCATATCAAAATTGTATCCTTTGGATATAGCCAACTGAAAAGAATCCTCATAATAATGGTTTGGGTCACTTTGTGTTAACATTTCATTTATATTACAACCTATAATCAAATCCTTTGTTAATTTGTATAAACCTATTGATTCACCATCACCATTTTCTAATTTTTTTCCAATTCTAACAACAAGATCATTTTCTTTATAAACACATACAGCCTCATGATCATTTACCTTCAGATTCGTTGGGTCGTTTCTAGAAACTGCACAACAAGAATTAGGAAAAACACACATTGATTCTAATATTTCGTAATTAAAAACCAAATCTCCATCTACTAAATAGTATCCCGTTTCATTGTTTACTTTGAGGACAGATTTACAAGTGTTGGTGACCGCATATTCAGGATTTTCAACAAATTCAACACTAATTGAATATTTAATTGATAACAACAAAGCCTCTTTTTTAATTAATTCTTTTTCAAACCCTACAACCAATATAAGCTTGTTTATAAATTTAATGCATTTAGTTACATTAATAAACAATCTTTCTAAAATAGTTATACCATTAATCTCTATTAAACATTTAGGGACACTGAATTTGTTTTTCATCCTTGTTCCCATTCCTGCAACTAATACAATAATTGGTAATTTTACAACTTTTTCATCTTTAATATTTGGAAACATTTCAACAACTTTTACAAACTCTTTTACGTTAGTTAAACTTAAATCACCCATCACGCTAATCTGAAATGCTTTGTTTAATAAATACCCCTTTGTATAATTATAAATACAAAAATTATTTTTAAAACAGTGATTGTAAAACTCTTTTGAATCTATTCCGGGAGGATAGTAATAAGTATTTATACCTCTTGATTTTATATTGGATAACGGAATTTCGAAAATTCCTAATTTTTCAAACTCAGTTGTTATATAATCTAATTTTTCAGTACTTATTCCATTTTCTAAAGAGTCTAATGATCTATTTAAATACTGCATAATAGATACATTTGGAGTTGTTGGTGTTTGATCTAATAATGAAAAAGTGTAATAATTTTTTAAATTGAGATAAAATGGTTTTACAAGACTCAATTCTTTTAAATAATCTATTTTTCCTATAACCACAGAAATTCCAGGATAACTACACGAACCTTTATTAGAAGAAAAAGAACACATTAATATATTAGACCCCAAATTAATAGGTTCTATTCCAAACGAAGAAACCATATCAACAACCAAATTAATATCCGAATCAAACCCTTTCAAACTATTTATAATATTTATAGAAGTTTCATGATGAACAATCATGACATTTAGAATTCCTAGTTTTTTAGCCTCACTTGAAATTTTAGAATTATCAAACGGTATTCCCCACCCATTCGTATACTTTATTAATTTTATATCATACAAACTTGCTACTAGCTGCCATTTATCACCAAAACTTCCATTTGAACATACCATTAAACTTTTTCCCTGAAAAGAAGAAATCATTGCCTCTATACCTGAAGTTCCAGATCCCGGAATAAACATAACTTCGTAATCATCACCAACATTAGTAAATTTCTTAATTTTAGTTTTTAATTCGTTGTGAAGCTCTTTAAATTGGTCTGATCTATGACTAATATTCTGTAGGATTAAATTTCTTACTGAATTACTGACATTTACAGGACCTAGCGAAAGTAATTTCATTTATATTAACAAAGATATTATAAAATTATAAATTACGAATAAATTTCTTTGTTTATATTAAATGAATGAATTCAATCCTAATTATATTTACATTATATTAGTATCTATTGTAGTATTAGGAGTTGCTTTTAGAATGGGTTATTATAATAATTTAGTTTATTCTTCTTTATTAAATGAAAATAAAAATTTAGAAATTAAAGGAATTAAGGGTAAAAAAATATACAAGACTTCTGATAAAATTTTTAATAGGTTGAAAAAAATGTATTTGTCTTTTGAAAAAGTGGCAACAAAACATAACATTAAAATTTGGGCAATATCCGGAACTGTTTTGGGAGCTTATAGACATAATGGTTTCATTCCTTGGGATGATGATATGGATTTTGCTACAGATATTAGTAATAAAATTAAATTAAAAAGTATACTTTTTAAAAAAGATTTAGAAAATGAAGGTTATAGTTTATCTTATAATCAATTAGCATTGCCAGCTTTTAGAGTAACAGATTCTAATTCAG